CGTCCACCTTCGCGACGACGACGCCCTGCACGACCGCAGCGCCCTCGCCGTCGGCCGGGATGCTTCCGAACTCGACCGCGTTGACGATGATCGCGGGCGCCTTGCCGCGGTCCGTCGTGGTGTCGAGAACCTGCGCGTCGGTCGTGTTGCCGGCGAGTTCCAACTGGAGCACATCGCCCGCAACGGCCGCGGTCGCGCCGCCCGTGATGCTGTTCTTGAACTCGGTCGTCAGACCCTTCGGATCGCCACCGGGCATGTCGGTCTCCTCTACTCGCGCCGCCGATCAGGCGACGAACGAGCCCGCAGTGAAGTTGAGCGTGCCGTGGTCCCGCAGATCCGAGACGACCGGCATGATGTGGAACGGGGTCTTGCTCTCGACGGCGTGCTGCGACTCCATCGGAGTCCACGGCGTCGACTGGCCGAACGCCTTCGGGTTGATCGCGAGCGTGAAGTTCCCGGCCTCAAGCTTGCCCTTCACCCCGCCGATGCCCGCGTCGAGCATGCCGGGGTCGAAGTTGAAACCCGCATCCTTCGACGGGCGCTTGCCGGTCAGGTTCAGCATGAACGCCTCGCCCGAGTTCTCCGTGATCTGGTCGTCGTAGATCACCGTGCAGTTCTTGAACTGGACGTTGTCGTACCCGACGCCCGCCATCTTCTCGTCCTGCAACCGCTGGAGCGGCCCGAGGTACGCCTCGTACGCATCGTAGATCGACACGTCGCAGAGCAGCGTGTCGGGCACACGACCACGCTTCGCGGTCTTGCGGTACAGGCGGCGCAGCGCCGGCACACCGTCGATCGAGAACCCGCCCGCGACCTGCTCGAACTGGTTGAACCAGTTCATCGAGACCGACTTCGTGATCCCGCCGACCGACAGCGTCTGCGACGCCGGGGCTGCGAACTCGAGGATGCCGCGGAGCCCCTGCGCGTCGCCGGCCACGACTCGCGCCGTGTGCAACTGCTCCTCCGCGAACTGCCGAAGCGTCTCGATGCAGACCGCCTCCTCGGTGTCCGACAGCGAGGCGATGGCGTTCTTGTTGCCCTCGGCCTTCATCAGGTCGTCCGTCGGGATCACCGACTGGCACGAAAGCTGGCCCCAGAACTCGTAGCGCAGCATCTTCGTGTGCTGGAACGTCGCCTGGTTGAGCACCTGGGCCCCGGTGTAGACCTGCACGTTCGGGTTCAACCGGTGCGTGAACGGCATCGTGACGTACGGCCCCTGCTCCATCTTCACCGCCCGCTTCGCGAACAGCAGATGCAGGAGCGGCGAACGCTCCATGATCGAGGTCACGCGCATCGGCCAGCGCGAACCCCAGACCTGCGAGAGCAGGTTGGTGTAGTCGGTCAGGGTCGAAGAAAAGATCGACATCGTGTTCTCCGGTTACGCCGCGCCGGGCGTCAAGAAGTGCGTGATCAGGTCGAGCGTGTCGAGGCTGTTCGGCCGCTTCGCCTCCGTCGCAGGCTTCGCGGGGGCCGACGGGGGACGGCCGTCGGTCGCCCGGTCCGCTCGGGCCGCGCGGCGAGAGGACTCGACCGCCGACGCCGCGTTCATCGCGATGAACCGAAGCGCAGCCCTGCGGTGCGCGGGGTTGTCGCTGTCGAGCAGCGCCGCCGTATCGGCGTCCGGCGACCGAAGCGCGGCCTCGGCCTGCGCGCGGACTTCCGGGGCACCAAAAGCAGGGTTCTCATCGACCAGCGAGCGCCACGACGCGCTGATCTCAGCCATCCGCTGCTGCATCTGCACGGTCGGTGTCACCGCGCCGAGTTGGGAGCGAAGCGACTCGATCTCCTTCATGAGCGGCTCGGTCGCGGCCTTCAAGACCGGAGCCATCTCACGTCGGATCACGAGCGACGCTGCCTCGTCACGTCGGTTCCCCTGGATGAGCCCGTCGACATGACGCTTGAAGTCGTCGGCGGGCAACTCCCACGCCTCGACGCGCGACGGCGGCGAGGTGGACGGCGGTTCGGTCCCGCGGTAGAGGGCCGCCCGCTGTCGATCGAGGTCCGCACGCTCCTCTGCCAACCGCCGCCCTTCGGCTGCGATCTGCTCCCGCTCCACCGCAAGGGCTTGCGTCCTCTTGGTGAACTGGGCCTGCATCGGCTTGTAGTGCGTCTCGTAGACAGCCGGATCGAGGGACAGAGGATTCCCGTCGTAGAACGACGGCTCGGCTGCCTTCCCCGTGTCGGGTGCGTCCGTCCCGGGAGCGGTCGCAGCACCAGCCGCAGCGGGGTTGCCGTTGTCGGCCCCGTTGCCTGCCGGTCCTGCGTTGTCGCCAGCCGGATCGGCCGCCTTGCCGTCGGTATCGGTCGGCATCACACCTCCTCTGATCTCGCAATCAGCGCGTCAAGGGTGAATCTGATCGGCGACTAAAGGCAAGCGCAGCGCGATAGCGTGCTAGCGTCAATCGATGAAGATGGAGCCGATCAGCGTCGCAATCGAACCCGAGACCAACGACCGCCTCGACAACGTCGCGAGCGCGCTGCGGACGAAGAAGTCGGCACTCGTTCGGGCCGCGATCCGAGCAGCCCTACCGCGGTGGGAGCTGTCGGCGCGTGATCGAGCCATCGAACTCGCGGCCGATCTCGACCCCCTCAGTCGCCGCCAGCCGTGACCCGCTCGCGGCGCACGAGGAAGTGCTGTCGGCGCGGCGGCGGCGGGCGTCCGGTGTCCTTCTGCACCAGCCCGGCGGCCTTCAAGATCTTCGCCCGCTCGCGGCTGTACCCGCCGCGGCCAGCGACATCCTCTGGCGTATCCTCGCCGTAGAACTGCTGCTTCTCGGTGTACTGGGACTGCATGTCGCCGACGACATCTCGATCAGTCGGGCCGCCGCACGTCGAGCACAGGCGGTCCTTGTGACCGTCAGCCGCAGACGCCTCGTACTGCGCGACCGTCGCGATCCAGTCCGTTGACGCACCACAAGCGCAGATGAATCCGTAGATCACGACAGCACCGCGCCGCGGGCAGCAGGGTTCTCGTCGGGACGAACGAACCGCAGGTATCCACGCCTACCGCACCGCGGGCACGGGCCGTAGTCCGCGAACTTCGCAGCGGTGTGCGCGACGACCTGTGCGTCTGACATGCCGACGCTGTGCGAAAGCCCGCATGTGTAGTGGTCGCACTTGATGTAGCGGATCATTCGATAACCTCCGGCTCCGGCGCGTTCAACGACTCCCCGGTCATCGGGTCCGTTGCAACCCCGCTGCCGTCCGTTGGGGCGGGCTGGGACGGCCCGGCAGACCGCATCGTGTTCGCGACGAGACCGGCGAAGCCCTCTCGCATCTCGGGACCAGACTGCTCCCACAGCAGCATCATCTCCGTGAGGAACGTACCGATGAGGTCCGGCGGCGCCTCGATCTGCTGCAACTGCATGACGACGGCGGATGTGGCCTGGACGAAACCGAGCAAGGCAGACTGCGCCTGCTCCCGGGTCTGCGGTCGCGTGCTGCCTGGGTACAGGAGGATGTCGGATGCCCCGTCGAGCAGATCCCTGTCGTATTCGATGAGATCGCCCCTGTCTCCACTCCGGGCGTACCGGACACCCTCGGTGTACTGCTGAAGCAGGATCAACGTCTGATTCCCAAGGTCGGTCAGGAACTCCTCGTAGCGCGCGAGCATGTCGCCCTGCTTCGTCTGCTCGGCGGATGCACGGATCGAACTCTGCGTGGCCGAGACCGCGGTCGGAGACCGCCCGCCGCGGAGCTCCTCGCTCCCGGCACCCGTCTCGGACAGCAGGCCGCGGGCAATCGCGAACCATTGCGGGAACTGGCCCGGAAACGGAGTCGCTGCGAGCTTCGAGAACGCTGCGTTGACGTTCCGGGTCTTCACCGGCACGACCTCGCGACGGCTCGATCCCAGTGAAGCCTTCGCCGTCATAGAGAGCGACCCCTCGTTGTAGAGGGTCTTCTCCGCAAAGGCGGCCTCCATCCCGTCGACACTCCGGTCCCACGCCCGAGACATGTCCTCCATGATCGGAAGGATGCGGTCGAGCACCGATGCGCCGACGAACTTGCCGTTCACGGGAATGAACGTCAGGACGCCGACCGGGTAGCCGGGGTAGTCGAGGAACGAGACTCGGTGCCGCAGCACCTTCACACCGGCACGGTCCTTCTCCGACGGGGCCTCCGTCAACCACGCGACGCGGCACTCGCGGATCGACCGGACCTTCCCTCCAACCTTCCGGCGAATCCACGTCTGATACCAGACCTCCCACAACTCGATGTGCTGCGCGGGCAGCCCTGCGTGCGAGGCGGCTTTGTCGTCTGCGGTCCGGTCGACAACAACGTGAGCGTTCGCAGCAAGATCGCGCGCCCCGTCGAAACGCGGGTCCGAGCGGACCGCGTCGGCAAGGACCAGATGACGGAACGCAATGAACGGCATCCGCTCGTGGGAGTCGTATCCCGGGTAGAACACCACGTTCTCGGGCGCGATGTACTCGAGGCGCGGGGCGTGCCCGGACGGCTCATCCGCCGAGAGCAGATCCTCGGACGTATCGTTCCCGTCGTAACTCTCCGGCGACACGAAGTCGTCCGTGTTCTCGACCGCAAGGCGCACATAGCCGATGCCGAGAATGAGGGCGTCTTGTGCCGCCTTCCGGGCCGCGCGCCAGAGCTTCCCCCTGCGCCACTCGTCATCGAGGGCCGCCCCGCGGGCAGCAGCCTTCTTCGATTCCGACTCCCCCGGGCGCGTAGGCTGGCTGAACCACTTACCAGACTGGAACGCGACATACGCGAGGAACGAGTCAACGACTGACGAGCCGAGATGCAGCTTGTGGTCGTCAACACTACCCGTGCCCTGCTCGTACGTCTCGCGCAGTTCGCGCCACCTGGCCCCGTACTCGGTCTGAATCGCGCGGTGGGCGCTCTTCACCGAGGCCAGCAACTCGGCGGCCTTGTCGTCGGTGAACTTCCTGTCGAGCTTGCCCATCGATCAGAACCTCGTCGTTGGCCGGAACGGCGACGCTTTCCGCTCCGACTCTATCCTGAGCATCAGCGCAGCGTGCTGCTCGGCCAGTTCCTCGAGATGCGGATCGCTCTCGTCGTCGCGGTCATATTGCGTAACCATCGCACTGTCACCGCCATAGTACCCACGCTCGATCACGGCAAGAGCCTGCGTCCACGCCATAAGCAGATCGTCGTGAGCCCCGCGCGCTGCTCCGTAAAGCACGCTGCGGTGGATGTCCTCGCCGGGGTCGACGCCGCCCTTCGTCATCCGGCGCCCCGCGTACTCCCGATACGCTCGGATCTCCTTCAAGAGCCGACGGCTATGGATGTGAGCCGTATTCGACTCGAACGCATGGATGCCGAGCGACACCATCTCCGGCTTCGTCGCGTTGGACGTGACCCACCCGAGCCGGTCTTCCGGGCCGGCGTCACGGTCCATCGACTCCCGCTGATACAGGTTCCAGTATTCGGTTTGCCGCAGCGCGAGTGTCACCGCCCGGCCGAGACCGTTGTTCTCCCATGAGACGAGCGCGTCGTTGTAGTGCAGCGCGAGCAGCACCGCGATCTGCGCCAACCGGTGCGGCGCGGCGTGCCCGTGGAACTCTGCAACCTGCTCGCGTGTCTCGGCCTGAAGAACCTGCACCGCCGAGTAGTCGCCAGCCAGCGCACCGGCCGATGGGTCGACGGCGACGACGTACCGACTATCGGGTTCCGGCTCGCGCCATACCCACAGCGGCGGGTCGACCACATGACTCTCTCGCAGAACCGGGCGCATGTGGGTCGCGAACGGCAGGCGACCCGACTTCGACTCCTCCTTGTGCTCGTCCTCGATGGTGCCTGCGAAGATCGGATCTTTGGCGAATGCGCGCTCGACGCGCTCCACATCCGGCTCGTAGAACACCCGGCTCGAAGCGAACGCGAACGCTTCCTCCGGCTTCCCGGGGTACTCCTGTCGGAACAGGTTCCAGTCACGGCGGCACTTGTTCGCCCACACATGCCGGGCCCAGTTCGCCTGCGGAAGCGACAGATTGAACTCCGAGATCATCCCCCGGAGCACGCCATCGCAACCCGACAAGAACTCCTCGGCGGTCATGTTCGGCGGGAGCGGACGCGAATACCCGGGCATCGCGAACCACGGGTAGAAGACGGCCTCCCAGTCCGTGTCGATCGGGTTCCCGTCCTTGTCCTGCCGTTTCCATGCAGCCCAGAACTCGTCGTGGAAGTAGCCGCCCGCGCCGTTCGCGGTCGACTCGAGGACAATCAGCGTGTCGGGATCGTCGGAGAACGTCTGAAGCATGCCGCCGAGCAACGCCTCGGGATCGTCCCAGAACGCAACCTCGGAGCCGTGTAGCAGGTGGACCTCGAACCCGCGGCCGACATCCGGCGTGGTCGAGTTCGCAACGTCGAATCTGGAGTTCAGGCCCGCTTTCTGATCGTACGGGTGCGTCATCCAGAGTTCGTTCACGTTGTCGTTGCGGAGGGACGGACGCAGATCGAGACCGTTGATCGCTGACTCGTACTTCTGCCGCTCGAGAAGCGCGGACGCCTCGTCTGTAACCTCCCACGAAGACGGGCGGCGGCTCCGACGCGGCTGCTGCTCGCGCTCCTCGGAGTCATCGACCGACGGCATATGCTCGATCATCCGCTTCGCCATCGCGAAGATCATCCCGGTCGACTTGTCGTCGTGGGCGATGACGAAGGCGTTCCGGTCACGGTGCGTCAGCGTGTCCCACATCATGAAGGACTGCACGCCGGTCGAGATGCCCATCCGGCGCGCTTTCAGCACGAGGAACCGGCCCGGCCGCCCCTCGCGGCGAGCGCGCACGATTCGACCGATGAAGTCCCGCTGAACCGCGTTCAGTTGCAGTGAAACCGTCTGACTCACCCGACCGTGCCCAGAGGTCTCGGGCCGGTTCAGCACCTTCAGGAAGGCTTCGCAGAAGTAGTACGGATCCTGGAACGCCGGAGTACGAGTCAGTCGGTCCGCGATCTGCACAGATCGCGCGACCGACATCTGCGGCTTCCGTGGCATCGGCTACTCCAGGCCGCGGGGCTAGTCCTGGGCCAGATCGGCGAGATCCTCTTCCGTCGCCTTCTTCCGACCGACCCGGCCCAGCACCTTCGCCGAGCTGTTGTGGATGGCCCGGTCGATCTTCGCGAGCGCCGCCGGTCGCGGCTTCCCTTCGGGGTTCTGGCCGTTCGCCTCGGCGACGCGCGCGGTGTACAGCTCCTCGATGGGGAGATCGTTCAGGAACACGTCGATGGACGCGAGTTCCGGCAACGTGATCCGAATCGTGATCCCGTTGCCGTTGCCGGTCACGATCCGACGCATGTGCTCCACCAGCCCCGGATCTTGCTCGACGTACACCCGCCACAGGTTCCCCTCGGGGTTCATCGAGCGGGAGATGTCCCGCGTCATCGATCCGCTGTAGACGGCGTCCATGGCCTTCGCCAGCGCATCGCTTTCCGACAGCCGCATGGCTGGATCGTCCGAGGTCGACAGCGCCCTGAATCGGCGAATGACCTCCGCGTGCTTCATCAGTTCGATCATGTCGGACCGGCTCAATCCGCCCACCCGGGCAGACAGGAACGTGTTCTTGTTGAGTCCTTGGCTATCGAGCATGATCCTCGGCTTTCATGAGTTGCCGAAGACGCATCCACGCAGCGTCTTCGGCGGTTGGTCCACGCGCGAACCGCTCGCGCGCGTTGACATTACCGTATTTCTTCAACCAGTCCGAAGCAATAAGACCATCAGATCGGAACGGATGACCCCCCTTGTGCCAGCGGAACGGGCGCGGCAACAACGGCGGGGATGGTGCATCTATCACGCGGAACAGCCTGTCCTTCTCCCCGGCGGGAAGGGGTCGAAAGCCGGCGGCCGTGTGATTCCAGAAAGCCTCGCCTGACAACGAGGACCGTGTGGGGCGAAACGGCATGTCGCCGGTCAACCACGACTCTCCAACCCTCCGCAAGAACGTCTGCACGTCCAGCAGCTCACCCGGCAGCGCGCCGACCATGTGCCACGCGGACTGCTGCACCTGAAAGCATCCGTCGTGCAGCCTGTGCCTGCCGTACTGAACCTCGACATCGTCGGCGACGCTGTAGCGAATCGACATGTAGAGCGCGCCCGGAGCGAGATCGAACCCGCAGGCGTCGCACGCCCAGATCCGCCCCGCGGACGACTTCCGCATGCAGCGCGCGAACAGCACGTCCGTATAAGGCCAGCGCGAGCCGTCGATCACATCGCCGCTCGATGGGAGATCGGCGGCCGAATCGCTGCCCGTTCCGCCTCCTTGCGACGGAACTCCTCGACAAGCCTGGCCTCGCTCGGGAGTAGAAGAGAACCGATCTCCCAGTCCCGCCGCGGAAGCATCACGCCTTCGGCCCGCAGCCGACGAACGAAGCGGGAAAGCGTCGACCGGATGGGGTAGTGAAACATGGGATCGAAGCCGTAGTGCTCCCCGAGCGCCGCGAAGTCGTCCGTCGCCGACCACGCAGAGACGAATCGGAGCCAGGCGCGAAGGCGCTGCGTGAGCTCTACGCGAGAAAGTTGCTTCGCGGACGATTCACGGGACTCGACCTTGCGCTTCGATGACGTTCGAGCAAGACGAGAGACCTCTGCTTCCTGCTCTCTGGCTGACTCGATGACGAACCCGCCGACCGCATCGGTCGCCACCTTTACCGGCTCGGACCACGGCGGGGACGTGTCGGCAACGCTGATCCCGCCGCCTGGACGCTGCCCGATGTCGAAGCTGGACCGCGCGACCAGTGTCGCGACTCCGATGGCGGTGAACACTGGAATCTCGAGCCGCGTCGCGAACTCGTTCACCGTCGCCGAGGTTGCCCAGACCTGGATCACATCCGCGACCGTGAACGGCCACGGCCACGGTGACGAGTACATCGTCACATCCACCGGACCGCACTCGGCGGCGAGCGCGTCGATGATTGTTGGCCGCTTGCTCGTCGTCATTTGCGGAGCAGCGCGAACGCTGCCCGGAGCGTGTCACCATCGGTCGGCCCGAATGCGAGCGGCACCGGGCGCGAAGGTGAGTGCAGTTCCCAGCGGGTGTCGAAGACAGTTCCGTTCCACTCGACCCGCTGCCAGCCGCCGACGAGACCACCGACGACAGGCTCTCGGAACTTCGGGATCAGGTACAAAAAAGGGTCGCCGAGCGCAGCGCGCAGCAACTCCAGCAGCGCACCCTTCGTCGGCGGATCGTCGTGCTGGATCGTCGCGCCGCGGACGATCTCATCGAACGCAACCGGCAACTCCGAGACATCCGGCTTGATCTCCATCGTCACCGAACCCGTCTCCGGCCAGCGGAACCGGATCGTGTACTCGCCGTGGGTGTGGACGCCGAGCATGCCAGGGGCCCACGCGAGCCCCTTGCCTGTGATGTTCATACGATCTCCTCCCGCATCGGTCGGCCGCGGAGCGACCGCGGAATGTTGAAAGTTGGGCCGAGAACGAGTCGGTCCGAATCAAACGTGTAGATCCATCCGCTCCGACCGCCAGCAGCGAGACGATCGCAAACGTCGAGCGCATCGCCGAACGCAACGTCGGATGCCTCCACGCGCCCACGGGGCGAATCGCTGCGAACGACGTAGGCCCTCGGCGTCATCGGACGGTCCGGCAGCGGCGGCAAAGCCACCAGAGACCGCCCCACATGGAGCAGAGGCGCAACCTGTCGCACCCGTCGCAGCGGCGAACTCGCATCAGCCGAAAGCCTCCCGCTCCATGACCCGAACCCACCCGGGCTTGTAGGACTTCTCTGACGCCCGCGCTTTCCATGCCTGTACCTGCGCGGCCCGCATCGCGGGCGGCACCCACGTTGCGGGCGGGGGCGCCTTGAACAGCGTACGGTACTGCTTCGCTGCCCAGCCAATAGCCCACTTCCGCTGCTGGCACAGATCGACCAGCCGATTCCACTCCGCGCGACGAGCCTCGACTGGCGTCTCGTCCCCGGCGTAGACCTCGCGCAACTCGCGGGAGTAGATCACGAGCGGCTTGTCGGCGCGCTTCTCGCTCTCCTCGGCGGCCTCGCGGACCTGACCGAGCGTGCGGATGGACCGCCCCGACAGCGCGTACTCGCGGTCGTCCGTCGGCAAACCGTGGTGGTAGCTCGTCCCGGCAAGGTCGATGAGCAGCGCATCGGTCTTTCCAGGCGCGGGGCGAAGCACACGGCCGACCATCTGCAAGTAGGTGCCGGTGTGACCGGCCTTTCGAGCGAGCAGACACACCGAAGCAACCGGCACGTCGATGCCTTCGGTCAGGACGTAAACCGAGCACAGGGCGCGAAGCCGACCGGCCTTGAACTCGCGCAGATGCTCGGCGCGGATGTCTGCCGCGGTGTTGCCTTCGATCACCTCGGTCGGGAACCCAGCCGCGGTCAACGCCCGCGCGTATTCGTAGCACTTGTCGACCCGATGGCCGAATATGAAGCCCTGCCGGTCGCCAGCGTGCGCCTTCCACGCCTCGACCGGATTCTGGGCAAGACCGTCCTCGATGGGCCCGTCAGGGCGGATGACTCTGCATGGGACGAGGTGCCCGTCGGCCAACAACTCGCTGTACTGCGCGGCCACCACCAGCGAGTCGAACACGTCGCCGAGCGGCGTGCCGTCGCCGCGTTGCGGGGTAGCTGTCAGGCCGAGCCGCCACGACCGAGCGTAGTCCTGTGCCACCCCGTTCCACTCCGCGGCACCTTCCCCTGCGTGATGGCAGTTGTGAACTACGGCACCGCCGACGACGTATGTGTGGGAGGGCTCGACGGTGAGATCGAAGACAGGAACGTCACGATCTGATCCATATTCTCCACTACCTGCTGATTCGTGAACCGGAACACCGACCACCCGGTCGACTCTAGGAAGCGCGTCTTCCTCGCATCCTGCGCCTTGCGCGCAAGGTGGAAGTGCGAGGGGCCGTCGATCTCGACCGCAATCATCTTCTTCGGGTTGGCTAAGTCGATCTTGTAGTGCGTCGGCAACCCGCTCCCGCGCCACGTCCGACACGACTCGACGTGTTCCGTCTTCCATCCGTCGCCCAGAGCGGCAAGCAGATTCTTCTGCGACAATGGCAGCGGCCTGCCGTTGCCACCCCGGATGCGTGGCGCGTGTCCAATCTGGATCAGCGTTTGCCTCATCCGATCTCGCGTGGCCGCGTTCGCCATTGGGTTCCGGTTCGTCATCCGTTCGGATGCGTACTTTCGATTCGTCCGCGCCATCGTCTCGGACGAGATTCTGCGACGACGAGCGTACTGGCAGTCCCTGGAGCAGAACGGCTTCTTCGCCCGGCTCCAAAGGGTCGCCGGCGCCCCGCACTCGATACACGGTGGCATTGATGTGGGTTCCATCCGGCGATTGTAGCGCCTCACCACAACGGATGGAATGTGCCTCAACCCACCGCCCTGACTGCGTTAGCCACCTATGCGATCCTGTACATGTGACAGACTCGCCATTCGACAACGACACGTTCACAAGATCGGACGTGGTCCGCTGGTGCCGCCGCGTCACGACGCCTCTCTGCGCGGTCTTCGTTGTCGGATCGAAACTGAGAACCTCGTCCCCCGGCACGACCGTCTCGATGGCCCGTTTAGAGCCATCCCACATCGTAACCGCGGTCCCGGCAATGAAACACTCGTCCCAGACCATGAGGTTTGCCGCCGGACGGCGACCGGAAGCTGTGAGCGACTGGACGGTCTCGACCGTGAGGCGAGACACGTCGGCTCCGAGGTAGGACTCCGCGCGATCCATGGCCTGCTGGATCAGTTCCGTCCGGTGGGCAATCCACAGCACCCTACGCGCAGGGTCGCGGGCGAGCGTGCGGCGAACCACCTCGAGGCCGAGCACCGTCTTGCCAGCGCCCGTCGGGGCCACAAGACATACCGCTCGGGAACCGCTGCGGAAGGCTTGCGACACCCCCTCGACGGCGCGGACCTGGTAGGAGCGGAGGTTCACTGCTCCTTCGCCCACAGCCGTAGTTGCTTGCCGTCGACCCGCTTCCGTTCCTCGGAATAGCCGAGGACGCGGAGAGCGCTTGCGACCCGGCGGGCGACAGCGGTCGTGCGGTCCCGCGTCGGGATGTCGAGGGCGTCGAGCGCCTCCGAGATCGTAAACGCCATCAGCCGGGTCGCGACCCACTTCTGAAGTTGCTCCGTCCACGGATCGTGATCTCGGAATGTGTCTAGGTCTGAGTCGCGATCGCCTTCCTCGCTGGGGTCAAGGTGCCAGACACACCCGTCCCGAAACGCGACGACAGCCTCGGCCCAGAGCTGCTCGCGCGCGTCGCGCATCCACTCGACACGACACTCGTTGACCCGCACCGGCCAGAACCGACGAGCGCCGGTCGGATCGTTCAAGAACCGCTCGGCGTTCGTCGTGCCGACGAAGCAGCACCGCCGCGGAAGCCGCGCAATGTTCCGCGCGTAGGGCGGGCGGAAGCGGTCTACCTGCGAGGACATGATCGACTTGATCCGGTCGATCAACGTCCGGTTCAGCGAAGCGAGCTCCGCGAACTCCTGCACCCACGGGCGCTGGAACGAGACGTAGGCGTCCTTGCTGTTCAGATCGACTTCGGTATCGCTGAACCACTCGTCCCCGACGAGGGTCCGAAGCAGCGTGCTCTTGCGTAGCCCCTGCCGCCCGACGAGGACGAGCGCCGTGTCGAGCTTCACCCCCGGGTTGAACGCGCGGGCGACGCACCCGACGAGGAAGCGGAGCGCATACGTCCGCGTCAACGGCGTGTCCTCGCAGCCTGTTGCGGAGGCAAGCCACGTCTCGGCCCGACGAACTCCGTCCCACCGCAACGAGCCGAGCCACTCGCAGAGCGGATCGCGCTCGTGTTGCGAGGCGTAGACCAGCAGAGCCTCTTGCACCGCGCCCGATGCAACCTTCAGGAAGTACGCGGTCTCAAACCAGCCCGCCAGGGCCGATACATGCTCATCGAGTAGTTCCGTTCCCCGCCAGTAGATCTCCTTCGACACCCGGTCGCGCCAGATGTGCCGGGCGACCCGAGGGTCGAGCGACAGGGCGACACGGATGTTGTGCGCCCCCGCGCCGGGGCGATTCGTCGTCGGAGACAGACGGAACGCTTCCCGAACCGCCGGGCACCGAGGAGCCACGCCGCTCGCGATGTCCCGCCAGTCCAACTCGTCGGACATCTCGACAGTGTCCGCGGGGGCTGCCGGGGCAGGCGCTTCCTCCCCGGGTTCGACGGCGCGAAGATGCCGACGACGCTCCGGCCGCGTGGGCGCAGACTTCGGCTTTTCCGCTCCGGCCGCAAGCGCGCGGTAGATCGTGTCCGTCGTGCCCTTCTCGTCGTCGGCTAGCAAGCCGTTCGCCGCGCATGCGTCGAGCAGCGCAATCTTCGCGTCCGACTCATCGATCTCCCCGCCCCCGACGAGCCGACCGATGGCGAACGCTGCCCGGTTGACCGTCTCGTTGCGCGTACCGTCCGTGGCCGTCGCGACACGCTGCGCCTCGGACTCGAGCGCCTTCTTGCCGTAAGGGGTCGTCTCGGACGACGACGCGACAGCCGGCATCGCAGGCCGCGGCGGTGGCGGCGGTTCCGTTGCGGGATGCAGGAGCAGATCGAGGAGCCACCCCGGCGGCGGCGCAGGGTCGGCCGAAACAAGGATTGTGTATTGAGCCGCGTTCGCGCCGAACGAGGGGGCCGCGACAACCTGTCCCCCGTCGCCCCGGATGTCGAGGCCGGCGCCTAGCCGCCCGGCGCTGTTCCCGATCTCGAGCCCGGACGGGAACGTGAAGTAAAAGTGCTGGCCGCCGCTCGGGGTTGCAACCCGCCACGTCTGCGGCAGCGGGCCGTACTGCTCCTCCAGCGACAGCAACGAGTCGGCGCCCCCGTTCTTGGGGTCCACGTCGAGTACCAGCAGGTTCGATCCCTGGCCCGTCGCGATACCGATGTTCGAGTTCTTCCAGTTGAACTTCTTGACACTCGCCGGGTCCGATGTAGCCAGCTTCGGCCACGACTTCGGCCGTGGGTGCTTGCCGATGTTCTTGCCGCAATCCCTCCCGCATGTGCAGGGCGCCATCTCGCCCGTCGTGTCGAACGTAGGCGCGTGGCAGGGGATGACGCGCCATCCACGCGAGGCGTAGAACTCGGCGTAGGCTCGAACGCTCGGGATCTCGGGCAGCTCCACCCGGCTCGTGCCGCTCACGACTGCTGCCCCACGATGCTGATCTCCATCCCCACGAGCACCATATGTCGGATCGTCGCGCCGCACGAACCGCAGAGGAAACTGCCGCCGGGGGCTGGAACGATGACGCCGTTACACCCCTTCGACTCGCGAAGGTGGCGGCCGAAGTCGTAGCCGGTCACGAGGATGGGGGCGCCGACGGGCCGTGCAGGGCGTTCATCGCTCACGACGGCACCCCCAGCACAAGAACCACGGCGGGGCTGGATCATGGCTCGCGGGCTCCCGACCGCGAACTCCCCGCGCAAACATCGCCACTGCGAAGCGCCCTGCCGCTTCAGCCCCGGCCGCGGATGCGCGGTCGAGATTGGTCAGATTGGTCAGATTGGTCATGGCGCGGCCTCGCAGGATTCGTTGTTCTGATCGCACGGGCACGACTTGTGGACAGCACACCCGCCGCAGGACTTGTTGTCGTTGACCGTCATCGCGTGCCGGCACCACCGACAAATCCGCTGGGACTTCGACGCCATAGCCTCTGCCGCGAGTCGAGCGACCGTCGAGACCAGCGCATCCCGCTCGATGTCGCGAGAACCGAGCGGGAAGAACGGAGTCAGGACTCGCACGATGTCGAGGTAGATGTCCGACTGGTCGCCCCTGAGTGCGCGGACGACATCCTCGAACTTGGCCCCCGTCGAGTGTTGCGCTTTGGCACTCGACCGCTGGCAGACGACCGTCTGACCGCCGGACCGCAAGACGACAGACACGTCGTCCGGGTTTACCGCGAGGTCGGGTGACAACACGACCAGATTCATGGCTGCCTCCATCCGAGCAGATCGTCCAGTTCGGCCCACATCTGGGACATGTTCTCGGCCGTCGGCCCCACCGTACTGCCCGGAAACAGGGCGGCGCGAAACTCGTGGTACTCCTGCCGGTACATGAACAGCCGACGGTCACGAGCCGCCCAGCACGCTTCGACGTTTGCGATCCGGTCCGCGAGCTCACCGTACTTCTGCTCGCCGTGGCGCTCGATTGCGAACTCGCGAGGGGTCACGACAGCACCCCGATATCCGACCGGTCCCCGTACACCCCGTCGACCGCACCCTCCGGCTCTCGGCCATCGAGCACCGCGAGCAGATCCTCGGGCGCACCGGCCACGAACACCGACATCCCGTGAAGACAGAACGTCCCGTACTCGTCGCCGTACTTCTCGACCGGAACGCGAAGCAACTCGACCGCGGCGTCGCTCAACGCGACGTACACACGGCCGTTGTGATGGATGAACCCGCTCATGGCTTCTCCTTCGCGAACACCCGCACGCCAAACAGGAAGGTGTTAGGCGCGACCGCCGAAAGTGCGGTGTCTGTACGAAGGGACCCCAGCGGCGCCGCAGCGTTGAGTTCTCGCACGAGATGCGACCCCCACTGGACCGCATAGATCGAACCCGGGTTCGCACTGGCAACGAGGAAAAGCCTCTGCACCTCGTAGGCAAGCTCCTCGGACACGTTCATGCCCAGCGGGGCGAAGAACTGCCGACCGGCCGACACGACGTCATCTCGATTCGATAGTTCG